GTCGAGACCGGTCGGGATCTGGTTGGGTTGGATCTTGGAGGGAGGTGAAGATCCACGATTGTATTCCAGTACCAGACCGGTCTCTGCCCCGTGTTCTTCCAAATCTTCGGCCTGCATATTGGTTAGGGACCCAGATTCGACAACCCATCCACTATTAGCGGTGGTGTTGACGATATGCAGTTCTTGACTAGCGATTTTATTCAGCTGTTCCTGTGGTGAGAGGAGGTTCCTCACCATGCCAAATGGACGACCGCGCCGGAAGTAAGCAAAGAACGGGACAATGGTAAAATCAGAGTAAGGAGAAAAGTCATCGTGTAATACGACCTTGTCGCACGTAACGGTCCACCGAACTTTCTTTTTAGTCTTTGAAATAACGTTCAGGCCGTAGTCTTTAGCAAACTTTTTAGTCTTCCGATCAGACCATGCCTCTGGAACATCGCGTTGGTCACCCGTATTCGGGTCTACAAAACAGTCGACGCGAGTGATTTTACGATGTTGACGCTCAATAACACGTAGGGATTTGACAGTACGATATTCATCTTCGCCAGGGATGGCTGTGCCAAGATAATCATCAGACTCATCAAGGTCGCCGTAACGTGTTTCGCTGTATTCGACAGAGTCCCGACCGAAGCTGTTACCGTTCTCCGCAATAAAGCGAAGGCGGTCGGCTTGGTCTTGTCCGTACATCTCCTCGATATCATCGAGCGTCATCCAGCGAGTGTAGAAGAACTCATTCCACGTCTTGGGGTCGTAGTCCTTGGCGTCAGGGTCGATAACAACGTCCAATGGATCAAGGGATTTGATTCGTACTTCGCCTTCAACGTGGTCGCTGAAGTCCATTCGTACGTCAAAATAACCACGGCCATCCATAATCAGGCCGTCAGCAAATACCTGCTGCTCAATCCAGTCTAGTTTGTTGTTATCCGCAATCTGCATGTACAACTTTGTAAGCGTGTGTGCAACTTCTTCCGACCCACCGCGACGGGGTTTGAACTTTATATCTGCTCGTCGGTTGGACTGCTCACCAAGCACTGTGTTTACAGTAGGTAAAACCGTATTAATTGTTAGCGCGGGGCGACCTTCGGCGTCTAGGTTGGCAATGTCCATATGGTCCCATTGCTCGCCCTGGTAAAACGCATCACACTTCTTAGCCATATCTATGTAGTCAATGTGACCGTGGTCACGGGCTCGTGTGTATCGATCCCACTGATCATGGGCTACCTTGTCTTCTTCACCGGGGGATAATCTGGGCTTCTTAGTATGTGTTGTCATGTCACGCACTCATCGCTGATTTGATCTTCACTTCTTTACCAAGATAGCGGAGTTTGTCTCTCCAGCTTGGCGGCTCAACAATACGTTCGTGGAATGTAGAAAACTCCGTCATCATCAATCCAATCCATGCCAACGCATCAACTTGGTCATCGTGGACACCGTTCGGGAAGCGCAAAAGTTCTGCCACCAACGGCCCGGTAAAAACTTCGTTACGCGGCAAGAACACCATCCCCTGCTGCATACGACCTTGAATAGCTCGAGCACGAGCTTCTTTATCGCGGCGGCCAACTTTCAAATCCTTGAAGTAAGCCTCATTGAGACCTCGCTCGCGCGTTCGCTTTTCTAGGAACGGGCCAAGCGCCATCTCGATGTGACCCTTTTCGATTCCAATAATCGAGGGCCTCCATAATTCATAACAGTCTAAAATCCGTTCGACAAGCTCAAAACCGTCGAACCGACCGCGGATGACATCGACAACGAATAAATGATCGAACTCATCAATACCAACCACCATACCAACTGAGTAGTCATTTCTATCTCTTTTACCTATAGCTAAGTCCCACGCACAGTAATAACGCAGCCTATCCTGGTCGATATCTTCTCTGTCGTAGTACTGGATCATGTCCCTTGTAAAGTAATCGCCGTCATCTGCAACTGGATTCTGCTGATACAACGCGGACCAATCTCTTGGGCCCACGGCTCGTTGTATACGCTCTAGTGCTTCTACGTCATATCGCTCTGGGTGAAGTGCTTCTCCGGCCTCGCGGAACTCTTCGTCTTCCTCCGCGATAGCGGGGTACTTAACAACTTCCCACTCGTCACCACCCTCCGACATATTCTTTAGAAGACGGCCGACCAAATCGTCGTCGTGCCAGCGGGTCATGATTACAAGAATCCCTCCGCCAGGGGCAAGACGCGTATACGCGGTGGAGGTGTACCAGTCCCATGTGCTCTCACGGTTATTTTGTGACTCTGCGTCCTCGCGGTTTTTAACAGGGTCATCAATCACTAATACATGTGCACCTTTACCGGTGATACCACCACCAACACCGGCAGCGACATAGCCACCACCAGCAGACGTTAGCCAGGCTTCCGCTGACTGCGAGTCAGGGTCCAGGCGTGTTTTGAATGTAGTCTTGAACGACGGTTCACGAAGCGTCTGCCGTACTTTACGGCTGAAGGTCATGGCCAACGCTCCAGAGTATGAACAGCTAATAAACTCATGTTGTGGGTTACGGCCTATATGCCAAGCAGGGAAACCTACACTGGCTATGGTCGACTTCCCGAGCCGAGGCGGCATCTGCAAAATGAGCCGCGGGCTCTCTTTATTTACTACAGCCTCACTAAACTTCTCGAGTCGTTGGCATATGTCTTTATGTACCCATCCCGCCATGTAGTCAGGATTGTTTCGTTCGATAAACGGCAACAACCGACGACGAGTCAAGAACCGTGATGCAAGCTCCTGTTTCGCTAGTTCTTCGGCCGTGGTCCGTTGTTCAACTTCTTGGGGCGTAGGTTGGTCTGGGTCAGGCATGGCATCCTGCATGTCAGCCACACAATACGCACAGTACCCGTCGTCTCCAGAGTAAAGTGTCTCCGGCTGATTCTTATGGCAACGTCTGCACTCAATTTGAACTACCTCAGTCAGCTTTTGGCTCCAAATGATCGATTGTTTTACCGGCAATCTCGAGCAGCTCTTCATCGGTCATACGTTCGAGCTGCTTAGATCCGTTGATCTGTATGTTCACCAGTGGTTTTGTTTCTTCTTTAGAAAGGCCGTGAAGTTTCACAAGAGAGTCGGTGGTGTTCTTCATCTCTGTTGCGTTGGCGCTGGAGTTGTATGCTTTTAGATACATCCAATGCGCGTCGGCCAGTTCAAACCGTACTTCCTCACGATTTTGTTCACGAAAGTAATCAATAGCTTTCGCCACAGCGGGGCGTTTCTCGATGTCATAAGCTGAGCGCTCTGAGTAACCGGCGGCACGCGCGGACGCTACGATGTTCATGCCACCTACGCGCGCGAGTACGTACGTCTCCTGTTGAGTCGTAAGTTCGTTTAAGTTTAGACCGGCATATCTTAGGTGTGACTGAAACTCGACGTGTGGGTCTAGCTCAGTGACATCCGTTTCTTTGGGCTGCGATTTCATATCGGACCGAATCATCTAGATTTACAAACACTGGGTAAGAGTCAGGGGGGATGTTTTCAGACATCACTTCCCACCATTCTTCAAACTCGTCTTCATTCCAGTCCATGGATTCAAACAGCGCGACTACTTTCCTATAGTCGTACGCTACAACCTCGCCGCCGCCCAGCTGGTTACATGTACCGATGATTGCATCGTCTAGGCCGTCCAGGGCAACAACTTGGGTGGCAACTGTCATATCACAATTATTAGTCTAACTAATAGTTAGTCACAAGAGAAATCATAAATATTTTTGACCCACCAGTAGAGGGAGGCTTCATCCAGATTGTTCTTAATTATATTTACGCGAGCACAGACCAGTTGGATGTTGTCAATCGTATAACCCTCGGTGCTACGGATACGATCGATACTAGCGTTAAATTCTTTGCGTTCGCCGCGATCGTGGTGGTGGGTCATGTATACACCGCTCAGCGCACACCGTCCTTTCTGAAAATCCCAACAAGCAATCACATCTTCTACTGTGATGGTCCACTCGTGCTTAGCTTTTTTAACTGTGGCCGATTTATGTTTGCTGTACAGGTCTCTTAGAAAGTACACGGGGTCTTGCGAGTTCTTATACATACGTCTGTTAGTGACGCATGAATTACAGCGATTCACTTTGCCCGTTCCATCAGTGTCGTTTTGGGCTTTGGCAATGGGGCCAAAATCCGAAAGCGGCTTTGCTTCGCCGCAGTACAAACATACTTTTGTCTTTCCAGGCATAGCTTGTAGAGCTACATGAATAAGGAAAAGCAGTCTAGAAAATTTTTCCAGAAAAAAAATTTGAAAATATATTTACGAATCGCTCACACAATGTCCCCCCGTGCCTGTCACAGCGTACCCCTGTCCCCGGACCCGACTATGGAACCTTGTTTTGTATTTGCATACATGGGTCCCATAGGCGTTCGCGCCTCGGCGCTCACGAACAACATTGATTGTGTTTATTAACTAAGGAGGTTCACATGAACATTTCATTTTATTTCTTCGCCGCCCTGACATGGTTCTTCTCAGCTATGTCACTCTTAACTCTTTTCACAGGATACCCTGACCCAGTCATGGTCATCATCTCTGTCATCTTCGCACTCGGTGCAGGTGGATTCGGCCTGATGGCTAAGCTATCTATCGAACCAGTCATCAAGATTGTTGAGGTATCCCCTGAACATCTTGTCAATACGCTAGACCAACCAGCCTATCAACGCCGTGGCCTCGGCCACGACGAACAACAGTAATTGTGTATTTAGACCAAAGGAGGTTCCCATGTCTTATGCATCAAAACTTACGGCCGTTGTTTACGTCAAAACCAAGAAGGCAGTTAAGTCTTCTACGTCAGGCGTAACGTCGTTCATTGCCGAGGTCAAAGCCGACGCTGCATCTTACCAAAAGGTGCAAGCCGAGGCTGACGAACTCAAGGCAAAGATTGCCGAACTTGAGGCCGCTGCTAAGCAGTAGCCTCTACGGTTACCTAGCGATACCGACGAAAGCGCTAGGAACGCCCGAGGGAGCGTTGACCATTCCCTCATTTCTTTTCTTTTTCATGTCACGGAGGTTCTCATGACAATGTTTACTACTGCTTTAATTTATGGATTTGGTTTCGTTATCGGTGTGTCACTCGCCTACGCTGCGTTGTTCGCCGTCGGTCTAACTATTCTCTACATCGTTAGACGTAACAAGGAGGTTACCGATGGGATATTTTAAACAGCAACAAATTGAAAGTGCGGACGCACAGTCACATTACAATAATTGGCTCGAACAAAACTCTGACAAACTCTATCGAGAGTGGATGGAGTTTAGGTTCGGCCCCGACACCAAACCATTCTCTGCACGTTTGGTGTCATTCGATGGGTATCTTGATAGCTGCTACGAACTGTACTGCTATCCGGACTCAAACAAAATTCCGGAATAACCTCCGGCTCCGGCTCGTCACCACGACGGGTCGGAGTTTTTTTTCCGGCTCGGGCACCGCTTGCGGGCATTGCTTGCTGATTCCTGCTTGCGGGCATCGAACCACGGTTATTTGACCACGAATAACTGTTCTCGGTTCGTTCTCAACGGTCCTCTGTCCACGGTCCTCCGTCCCCGGTCGACGGCCTGTGTACCACTAATAACGGTTTCTGGTACACACATGGTACACATAGTGGTACACACCTAAGTCATTGACCACGAACAACAAACCACGGCCAACGGACCGTGTGTACCATGTGTACCACCAACTCACGGTTTAGTTTTAGAAAACCCTTTTATGTTTTTGTTTTTCCATCATCAAAAGCCCCCCCCTAAAACTGGTACACAGTGGTACACATTCCTTTTATCTATATACATCAATCACTTAACCCTGATTCGTAAGTGGTACACAGCTGGTACACAGTGGTACACAGTGGTACACAAATCACGGACGACGGACCACGAACCACGGTTCACGCTCGCCACTCGTGGCTCGCGAATGACATTGTTTGTGTAACTTAACAAAGGAGATTTACGACATGCTTAGATTTTACGACAGCCTTCTTGGTTTAGCCCTGCTGCTGCTGTTAGCAGTGGACTTCGGCCTCATATAAATCCGCTCGCCACTCGTGGCTCGCGAACAACAGTATTAGTGTCACTAATGAAAAGGAGAAAATCATGGATGACATCGAATGGTTAAACAGTGTGTTGGCTGAGGCTGACATACCACCAATCAAATTTATTGACGACGAACTAGAACCAGAATCCCTCTGGAACGACGTTCATTTCTTAGCAAGTTTGCGTTCCAGACTTGCATCCAACTAGACAGAAAAAGGAGTTTCTTATGTCTACATTAGCTAAAACAAATCACTTTGACCCACTAACCGAGGGCGAGCGCGAAGAGCTCACCTCACCTATCGAGACTACTCACGATATGATTAACGACGACACACTAGCTGACCCTGAAGGTGCAGCTGCACGTGCTGAAGTCGCTACGTATCCTGACTGGGCAACCACTGACTTTGAACCCAGTGCCACCAATCTCTGGGGCAAAGCGTGGCCACAGGGCAACGGTGAGTATCTTGTACCAAAGCAATCTACCATCGCAGCTGTGATGGAACACCACGTACAGGGTATGGCAACTGTCAAAGACATGGTTGCTATGGCTCACCAAGAGCAAGCCGAGACCATCAGCGTTCTCAAAGAGAACTATGAATCCATCTTGGCTGGTATCCCAGATTCACAAAAGTATCCAGTGATGAAGGGCATCTCCAACGCAGTGCAGGTTGCACTTGCTGAGCGGGCATACGCCAAGCATCTGTTCGTCAGTGCATACGGTTCTGTCCGTGACCCTGATGCAGAGTTACCTGATTTTGTTCAGCGTCGCCAAGACAAAGTCTTCGAGGCCGCTATCACCGCAGGTATCTGGTACGACGTTCACCAGCATTGTTGGAACTATGTGCAATACAAAGGCACACCGAACTACTACATCGAGAACGATGTGAAGTTCCGTCTCATCAACGCAGCCAAGTACATTGATGAACAGTATCGCGAAGTGAAGCCGGTTGTACCTGCCGCTCGTGAGTATGTTCAAACCACTCTGGCCTGCTAACTAACTTACCCCTGCCACCTTCGGGTGGTGGGGGTTTTTTTCTTCGCCCCCTTT